GGTACAAAAAAATTAAAATAAAATGAAAAAAAGGGTTGACATTTCTTCTTGAAAGTACTATATTATTAATATAGGAAATTGGAAAGGACTACATCATGGGTACCAAATTCGCAAAAGATCAGTTCACTTGGGACGGTATGTATCTTATGTATCGCGGCCGTCACACTGGCTCTCGTAACATGGAAGAAGTTCATCCCAACTGCCATCCTTCTTGGATCGGCCAGCCAAAGCCTGAGTTTATCGCTCGTTTCAAATATGGTTCTAAGCCTTGGAAATCTTGGGTCAAGTGCCTTTGCGAAAACTATACAGTTGAGTCTTACCTTGCTGAATGTAAGGAAACAAATCCCCTAGTTGCAGTTCAAAAAGTTGGTTATTCTGGAAAAGGACGTTACTAATGGTTGACATCTTTGAAGATATTGATATAATGGAATCAGCTCTGGTCGCCTTCGCTGAAGGCGCATCAGACGAGAAGTTTGCTGCACTCCACTCGCTGGAAAAGCTTCTTCTTAAAAAGAAAGATATTATTGCTCAGTTCGAAATGGAGGTAAATAATGACGAGAGATTGGGGTAGTCACCTTGGATTTGGTCTTGCCATTGGTCTTATGACTTTTGTCTTTACCTACGCTATGCTAACCGCGGCTGCTTTACCTGATGTTTGGTTTAGCTATGAAACTCAAGAATGCGTTAAAGTCCTTAACTATGAAGAGGACGATAACTATTCTTGTGAAAATCTGCCACCTCGGTATTATCATGTATGGGTTAAGTAAATGAATATATTTGTCCTTGATGAGAGTCCAGTCGTATCGGCTCAAATGATGTGCGACAAACATATTCCAAAGATGATCGTGGAAGCAGCTCAAATGCTTTCCACGGCCCATCGTATGCTTGACGGTTATACTGAGAAACGACCTTCAAAATCAGGCAAGCGTATGATTAACTATTGGGTTCATCCAAACAATAATCTAGAAGCTTCTCTGTACAAGGCTGTTCATCACGGCCATCCATGCACTAAATGGACTATGGAATCAAAAGCAAACTATGATTGGCACTATGACCACTTTGTAGCCCTCTGTGATGAATTTAAATACCGCTTTGGTAAGCCACATATGACCTCTGAGAAGCTCACAGAAACACTCCAGAGGGCTCCAGATAACATACCTGATATCCCTATGACGCCATTTGCTCAAGCTATGAGCCATTATCCAGAGTGTATAGTTGAAGGCGATGCGATACAAGCATATAGAAATTACTATCATGTTGCTAAACCGTTTGCTAAGTGGGCAAAGGGGCGGGCTGCACCTTCTTGGTGGGAAGGCTACAAAGGTCTCGCAGCATAAATAAAAGCATGAGATACATAATTGTAGATCCCGAAGAGGGAATATTCTTAGGCACTAGAGGAGATCCGGATCGTAGAAGGATTGGCATGATCTTCTCTAGTAATAACTTATTTGAACTCCGTAAAGCTTGCTCTTGGAGAACACAGGATGCTGCTCACGACTATTTAGAACATCATTTAAAGCATTTGTGTCCAACGGCTTTTGTAGCAGGCATCGATACAGACAATAAAGATGATTTCGTAGATGTAATAGACATCATAAAATCAGGATATGGCGACTACACGTTTGAGTTGTTTGATGCCATTCCAGTAGATAATCATACCGTACACTAAAAAAAGTGAAAAAAATTTAAAATAAAATGAAAAAAAGGGTTGACATTTCTTCTTGAAAGTACTATATTATTAATATAAGGAATGGAAAGGAACCACTTATGATTACTACAGCTCAAGACTTCTGGAACAAAACTCCTCTTAAAGCAGTTGGTAAGCTGATGGATCAAACTTTCAGCTATGCTCAAGATGCTGATGATAAAGACATGGCTGAAATGTACATGGACGATCATCGCGACGTCCTGAAAGCCATCCGTCTTTTCCGCCTTCATGACGGTGAAGGTCTAGCTGAATTTTGTGACAACATGGACACTGCTCCTCGTGAGCAATTGGTTCTAGCTTTCGCAGAAGATTGTGGCAAGGACTTCGTCGAGGCGTATCTTGGTTACGAGGTATGCTAATTTTTTTCAAAAAAGATGAAAAAAACTGTTGACATATCTTCCAAAATGATGTAAGATATATCTATCAAATCAAAACAAGGAACTTATATTATGGCACACGAACTTGAAATCATCAACGGTCAGGCACAAATGGCATACCGCGAATCAGCAGGTCTTCCTTGGCATGGCCTCGGTACTCCAGTCTCTGACGATATGACGCCACAAGAAATGATGGTGACTGCTGGTCTTGATTGGTCAGTTGAGAAAGTACCAACTTTCATTGATTACAATGGCTCAAAAGTTGAAACAGGACAGGAAGCTCTTGTTCGTTCAACAGACGGAAAAATCCTTACCCAAGTGGGTAAAGGTTGGAACCCAGTTCAAAACTCTGAAGCCTTCGATTTCTTCACAGATTTCGTAAAAGCAGGTGACATGATAATGGATACTGCAGGTTCTCTTAAAGAAGGTCAGATCGTATGGGCGATGGCTGACGTAAAAGACGGCTTCTCATTGTTCAACGGTGACGAAGTAAACGGTTACCTTCTATTCTCTAATCCTCATCAGTACGGTAAAGCAATCGACATCAAATTCATGATGACTCGCGTTGTTTGCAACAACACTCTAGCAGTTGCTCTTAACGAAAAGGGTATGCCAAGTGTTCGTATCAATCACCGTTCTGAGTTCGATGCTGAGATGGTTAAGCAAACTCTTGGTATTTCTCACAACAAGATTGAGAAGTTCAAAGAAGCTGCTGAGTTTCTTGGCTCAAAGCGTTACACAGATGAAACTCTTAAGCGTTTCTTTGGTAACATCTTTGGTGAGTCTAACCGTGAAGATCGTGATCTATCACGCACAGCTCAACAAGCTATGGAATGTGTGGAAAACCAGCCAGGAGACAACTTCCGTCCTGGCACATGGTGGAATGCATACAATGCAGTCACCTACATGGCAGACCACAAGCTAGGTCGTACTGCAGATACTCGCATGGCGTCGGCTTGGTTCGGAACAAATGCGAAGCGTAAGATTGATGCTCTTGATCTTGCGGTAGAAATGGCGGAGGCAGCGTAAGCTGCCTTCTGAAAGGTAAAGAAATGAAAATACTCGTAATGGGATTGCCAGGTGCAGGAAAAACCTGGCTTTCCGAAAGGTTACAACAGCACCTTGAGTGCGCTTGGTATAACGCAGACAAAGTACGTGAGATGGCTAACGACTGGGATTTCTCTCCTGAAGGTAGGAATCGCCAGTCTAACCGCATGCGTACTATTGCCGATTACGAAAAATCACAAGGAAGAACTGTAATTTGTGATTTCGTATGTCCTACTAAACAAACTCGTGCTGATTTCGACGCGGACATTACGATTTGGATGGATACTATTGAAGAGGGTCGTTTCGAAGATACAAATAAAATGTTTGAAGCTCCAAAGAATATTACCTTCCGAGTTGATAAGCGATTGAATGATGCTGGTGTAAAAGAATTAGTAGTTATGATTGAACGGTTACTAAAAGGAGAATAATGTCAGACGTATCACCTAAAAGGCACCTAGCCAAAGCAGTAACGTGGCGTGTCATAGCAAGTACAACGACAGCATTGATAGCAGTGGTTTTCGGTCTGCCGCCAAAAGCAGTTGGAGCTGTTTTTGTAGCAGATCTCATCATCAAGTTTGTCATGTACTATGTTCATGAACGCGTTTGGTATAAACATATTAAGTTTGGAGTTAATAAATAGATGTATGATAAACCGATTTTTGATTGGCAAAAGCCAACCGTTCAAATGCTGGGCCGTTGGCAGCCTTGGCATGATGGGCATACCGCCCTCTTCAAAAAAGCTCTATCAATAACCGGCCAAGTGTGTATTATGGTCAGAGATGTTGGCGGAATCGTAGGCAAAGATGCAGGCGCTGGCCGTACAGCAAAACAAGACGATAATCCATTCGGCGAAATAGCAGTCATCACACACATCGAGCAAGGGCTCGAAAAAGAGGGTTACCACAATGGACATGAATATAGTATACTATGTGTTCCTAATATTGTCGATATCTCCTATGGTCGTGGCGTTGGCTACACTTTTACGGAGCATGATCTTGGAGAAGAAATACACAACATCTCTGCTACAAAGATACGAAAACAACTCCGCGAAGAAGGTAAACTATAAAATTCACGAAATTATATGAGGATCTATGCCAATGAGTGATTTACCATCAACTATTACGAACGAAGATCGTAAAAAAGTTCAAAACGCTTTGAAGGAAATGTCGGACTCTATGACGCGAGTGGAAGCTGAAAAAGATCTACAAAAAGATATTGCTCAGCGAATGCTTGATGAGGTCGGTGTTCCTAAGAAGGACTTTAACAAACTTGCTCGCATTTATCATGCGTCAAACCTAATGGAAGAAGCAGCTCGAAATGAAGAATTCATGGAGTTTGCAGAAGCTATTATGGCTCCACCTGAGCGTCAGATTGAAAGCGTTGTTGGATGACGCCAGCAGAACAGGAGCGGATACAACGGGGAGCAATACGAACCTTACGGAGGTTAAGTAATGCAGTGGCTCATAGTAGTGTTATTTGCTACAGTTCAAGGTGATGTCTATATCTTCACCAATCCTACATTTGACAATAGAGAAGAATGTATGGCAAGTATCACAAACCCAGCACACCAAAAAAACTACATTAAACAGCTAGTTGAAGAGTATAAGAAGCCTATGCCAATTATGAATGTTAACTGTTTAAGTGAAGAAGTAATTGATAAAATTTTAAATGGTGAAAAAAGAACAGCAACGTGACTTGGTTTATAGTATTCTTTAGATGATGGAGAAGAATAAATGAGACAATACACGCCAGACCAATGGGAACTCGTAAAGATCAGCGGAACCGATCCTCATTATAGAGTGTTCGGTTCTTGGAGCGGTGGATATCTAGACGGTGACAGCTGGAGACTTAATTCTGGTATCGCTTCTGTTACTGAAGATGATAACTATTATTACTTCTCAGGCTCCACAGGATCTGTTTACCAGTGTCATAAAAAAGGCTATGGTGTTTCTTCAGTTCATAATATCGGTGTCCTTACTAACCTTTGCGAAAAGTCTAAAGGCACAGCAGAAGTAGTAGAAGAAATGCCTGATATCATGAATATGGATTGGATTATTTAAGTATGATACGTTGGTATGATTATATGGCAGCATTTTTATTTGCCTATGGCCTATACGGCATGCTATTTTTTCCATTCTTTGGATTTGTTATGTCTTGGATGGCATATGAAATAGGATGGAAGAATGGCTACTGTGAATGGCGAAAAGATATGGAATAAAAAAAGGGGAGCTAAAAAGCTCCCCAGTTTCGTTCGGTTGACCCGACTTCTTTTTATTAGAACAAGTTTGTAACTCGTACTGCACGGTAGTACTCGTTTGATTGGGCTGTAAGAGCACCCAAGCCTTGAGTTGTACCTTGTGCGAATGGGTTTGCAACCATGCCGTAGCGAGTTTTGAACCCGATTTTTGGCTGGAAGCTGTTCTCACCAACTGCACGTACCATCTGTAGTGGAACGTATGGGCAGTAGAACAAGCCTGCGTCGAATGCGCTTGAACCTTTGTAACCAACAACCATGTAGTTGCTGCCTGCATATGGGTCAATGTACACTCTGTAACGACCGTTAAGAACACCTGCGAATGTGTTTCCTGTGTCGTCTACTTCTAGTGAGTTACCTGCAATTGCTGGTGTGTAGTCAAGAACACCGGCCATCTGCAATGCTGAAGCAACGTCTGAAGAACAGATAACCATGTTACCTTTACCGCGACGTGTACCTTTTGCGATAGCATTCGCTTCTTGTTCGATTTGGAACATAAGCCCTTTGAATTTCTCAACTGACCAACGACCATTTGCATCGACGTCAAGATCGAATACACCAGTAGCAGCTGTGCCCACCGCGCCTGTTTTAGCTGTTGCGTAAATTGTACGAACCAATTCACGGTTGATTTCCACAAGGATCTCAGACTGTAGAATGTTCGCCAATTCTGTTTCAGCGTCAAGACCGTGAACTGCTTTCAAGTCTTGTGCCAATTCAGTTGTGTACTCAGCTTTTAGCGCTCTTGATTTCGCAGTTACTGATACTTTCTCGATTGAGAATGCCATCTCTGCAAAGTTTGTGCCGCCACCGTCGCCAAGTGCTTCAGCGTCACCTGTTGCCATACCTGCACCTGTTTCGAACAATGTTGTGTTCGCTGAATCAGTTGCTGGGATAGTACCTGTTTGTGTACCTGTACCTGAGAATGTGGTGTCTGCTTCATTGTAGAATGTTTCAGTACCAGCTTGTGATGTCTGACGTGAACGCATTGCAAAGATAAGACCTGTCGGTCCTGTCATTGGCTGAACGCCAGCAATGTCGTACGCGATCAAGTTTGGCATTGCGCGACGTACAAGTGAAATAAGTACTGGATCGTAGCCAGCTGTAGGACCAGCTGCTGGTGAACCTGAACCGAAACCACCTGTACTTGCGTCGTTTGCAGGTGCCTCTGTAAGTAGAGAGCTCATTGACATCTGACGGTCGCCAGATTCTAGCAATGCTTTCTCTGTGTTTTCAAGAATAGTGGCAGTTACCGCTTTCTTGTGGTTGTCTTTGATAGGTGAAAAAGATTCGTGCTCAAGGATTGGGCCCCACTTTTCCACAAGTGCTTGATAGTTTGACTGTGCCATCGATTTCTATCTCCTTGTTTTAATAAAGTCTCTGGATGTATTTATAAAAGTTAAAGTTTCATTACTATTTTGATGATCTTGCGTTAAGAGCCTCAACTAGAGCATTTACAGAAGAATAGTCAGAAACTGGTTTCTTAACTTCTGTTTCTTCTGTGATAATCTCTTCTTCATCTTCGCTAGCAACTTCTTCTACAACCGGAGTCTTCTTCTTGAAGAATGATTCCTTAAGTGTAGATAGATTGCTTGAGTACTCTTCGATATCAGAAACATCTAGCTTTTCTGACAAAACTTTGAATCTTTCTTTTTCTGTGAGTGTAAGATCCTCAGTAACTTCGTCGAAGATGCGCTCTGCTTTGAGAGAAGCGATTTCTTTTGACAACTCTACGTTCTCATTGATTGCTTTGTTAGCAGAGTCTTTTGCTTCAGCAACTTCTGCTTCCAAGCCTTCAACGACATTGATTGTTTCGTCATCAACTTCGATGTTGTGCTCTTCAAACAATCCACGTAGGCCTGCCATTAATGATTCTGCCATCTCAACTTTAATACCAGCTTCGATTGCAACCTCATTCTCTTTCATCCACTCTTCTACTACGTAGTCGAGGTATGAGTCAAGATTTTCAACAATGTTGTTTACTGAAGTTTCAACAGACTCGTTCATTTCTGTTTCAAGTCTTTCAACATGCTCAGCAACTGCCGCTTCAGTTTTCTTTGTAGCAGCTTCGTTAACAGCCGCTTCGAACACCAAAGTTACTTTATTTTTGAATTCTTCAGTTAGGTCCATGCCTTCGAAGATAGCTTCAATTGATTCTTCAATCTCGATAACTTCTTCTACTACTTCTTCAGCTTCCACTGATTCAGTTGCAGTTTCAGTTTCTTCTTTCATACCTGGTGTAGGTGTAGAAATTTTCTCAGCGGACGCATCGACAGTTTTCTTTACGTCTGCTTTCTTCTTTTTAACCGCGCCGCCGCTTCCAGTGACTGCGTCCGCAACTTCTGCTGCAGGAACACCTTCACCACCTGAGTGGTCGGCAACGAACTTTTCGTCTAGCTCATTTGACATATGTTCTCTCCTCTTTTTCATTGGATTATCTATATGAGTATTATTTATACAATTCTCAACTTCTAAGTGAATTCACAAAGCGTTCGAACAGTCGTGCTGCCGTAGATTCGTCAACGCGATGGACAACTCTTCTTACTTGTTTTTCTACTTCTTCCTGGATCTCTTCAATTACTTGCTCGATTGGTTCTTGAACTCTCCAGTGGCCAGAAGCAATATCATAGTAATATTCAGTATTTTCCATAATGCCGTTAACAAAGCAGTTAGGGCCGGAAGGATCAGTTACAATATCTACAGTTGCAAGGTGGAAATCGTCTTGTACTTCCATAATACCATCTTTAGTTGGTTTTACAGAACCAAGGCCACGAGTTGAAACTCCGATTTTTACGCCTTCATCCATAAATTCTTTTACAATGTTACCCATTGGTGTGCCAAGAACTTTAGCTTTACCGATAAAGTTTGATCCATCTCTTTTCATCTCAGTGATAAGATGTGATACTCTATCGCCATTGATTGTAGGACCATCTGGGTGTCCAAGTTCTCCAAGCGCACGCTTAGTTTCAATAAAATCTGTTTGGTAACGAACCATCTCTTTTTCAAGAGTCTGTGTAGGATAGATACGCCCGTTACGGTTTTTGATATCACCTTGCATAAAGATACCTTCGATGAAGTAAGACTTTTTACCAGTCTCTTCATTCAACTCGACGGCAACTTGTGCTTCTTCGGTAACTTCAGTAATCAGTCTCATCTTTTTATATCCTTTAATATCTTTTTGTTTTATTTATAAAAAAACTACTGGGCGTCATAATAGTTCTTGGAAAGCTCACCTCTGACTATGGTTTCACCCACTTTCCTACACTTAATGTAGGTATATTGAGTGTTGCCGCCAGGAGGTGTGAAAGCTCTAACACCTGCAGTAACCGTACCATTTGCATCGTTATATGTATCCGAATCGGATGCAGTAGCAGCATTATCATACTGCCAAACGGTTGAATTTGTTACGGCTACCCATGCCATTAAAGAGCTTCCCTCGCAAATCCTACAATTTCTTCGAATCCTGCTTTATCAGTCATCATAACTTTTTCCATCTTACGACGATTTGCAGGGTTCAGGTCTTTCATCATTTGATTAATAAGACCTGCATCTTGTTTTGAAACTTTAACTGAAGAGCCATCTCTCAGTTTCATGTTTCCTTGTTTAACAGCTTCTTCAAGCTCTACTGACTCAGTTTTTTGCTTTTTTTTTCTAAGCATTTTGAAATCATGGGCATCGATCTTGCCATTCTTATTATGGTCAAGCTTGTGTTGGTCACCTTTGAGTTCTTCGTCAGTTTTTGCTTCACCCATTGACATTACTTCGGCTGTTGCATAACTGTAAAGTGTTTGCATTTCTTTTGCCACACCTGCCAATTTGTTTTGAAACCATTCTTCAGGATCTGATGTTTTTGACACATATGCCGCAATACCTTGCATTGCGTGTGACATTGAACGCAGAGCATTCATCATCATTGGCTTTTCTTCCATAGGATTTTCTGAAAGCTCAACTTCTTCCATTTTGTTAGCAGCACGATTCAAACCTTTAACACGGTTCTGGCCTTTTTTAAGATCTGCTGTTGTAAGAGTACCTTTGTTAAGCTTTTCTCTTCTCTTTTGAAGATCTGCACCAGCTTTACCGTGGTACTGACGTAGAGTTTCTTGAGAAATCTCATCGATTTGTTCTACTTCTTCTTTTCTCATCAAACGATTAGTTGCTCTTTCAACACCCTTATGAGTATTCAAGAAATTGCGAATGCCTTTTTTCTTCTGAGCCTTTCCCATATCTTTATCATAAGCGTCGCCAGCTCTTGCTATTTTATCGCCCGCATCAGCGGCGCGGGCTGGTGCCTTTTTTAGATATCTAGCCGCCAATTCTTTTGAGATCTCATCGATTTGCTCGCCATCCTCCTCTACAGATTCAAGCTTAGCCTTGCCATCCTTTCTTTGAGAATAGGCTTGGTCATAATCCGCATCACCTTCTTGGTCGGCGAGACGCTTTTGCTTTGTTTTACCAGTGATTTCACCAGTAAATTGGCTATCTTCTGCAGCCGGATGATCGAATTTTTGAATGACATGCTGGTCCTTAAAGCGCTTTTCTTCTGGGCTTTTTGGCTCTGCTACCTCTGCCATCATCTGTTTAAAGGATTTCATTTCTGTTCTCCTGGTTTTAATTTATTTGTAATATATTTATCCAATTATGTTATTCGAGGACTTGACTGATTCTTGAGGCTCGTCTGGAACTTCTTCTTCAGGTGCTTCTTTTGCCTCTTGGTCGATCTGTTCTTTCATTTCTTTCATTTCTTCTTCAGACATCATAAGAACGTTACGAATTACCCACTCGCGAGAATAGTAAACACCTACATGATCCTCAACGTCGCGAAGTGTTGCCATACGCTCTTTAATAATCTCAGCTTGTTTTAGTTCTTCAAAATAGTTGTCTTGAACAAAGTCGTAACGAATGAAGTTCTTAATCTCAGCAAATTCTTCAGGAGTCATAAGTCCTTTTAGAACTACTTGCTTCTCAAGAACGTGAGTAAATAGAGTTGCAAAGCGAGCTCTCAAGCGCTTTACAAATTTAGCGAACTTTAATTCATCACGAGTAATTTCTGAAACACGACCAAATGAGTACATTGTTTCTGGCTCAAGACGAGATAGTGGAACCTTCAACGACTTATAAAGCTTACGTTGGAAGTACTGAAGATTCTCATCTGTGCTCAGTGCTTGAGCAGTACCGCCCGCTAATGTATCAACTTCAGTAGATCTTTCGCCACCACGACGTGGGAACCAGAAATCTTCAGTCATAGTCATCATTTTACGAGAATCGCTGATCTCACCAGTTGCTGAGTTATATTGCAACTTATTCTTGTGGCGGATCATCATATCTCTTAAGTATTGTTCAGCCTTCGATTTAGGTAAGTTACCAACATCAATATAGAAGATTCGTCTTTCAGGAGCTCTCGTAAGAGTATAAATGATTGTCGCATCTTCAAGCATCCTTAGCTGGTTAAGAGGCTTAATAGCAGTATGCAGGTATGAAAGAACAAGCGAATTGTTTTCATTCATTAGTCCGGAAGTAACTCTTGCAATAGAATCTTTTGAGATTTTGTAGCCTTGAGTACCGGAACCATTAGGTGCATTTGCTTCTGAAGTAAAGCCATTTTCTGAGTACATATAGTACTCGTTCTTTACTTTCTTAACAGGAATACCAGAGTGCTCGTCTTTACCTTTCTTATCAACTTCTCTGATAAGCTTTAGTTTGCGAGGATCTACATAGCGTAGCTCTTTAATTCCATCTTTTAAATTTTCTTTATCGATGATAACATGATAGTTTAGTCTACCATCGACATAAAATCTTTGGAAAATGTCGTAAGAGTTAGCACTGAAATCGAAAAGAGTAAGGATCTCTTCAAATTGCTCGATAAGTCTATCTTTTACTTTATCAGGTAGGTCTGTATCGTCAAGAACAATTTGAACGACATCATCGTCAGTGTCAACCGCAATTGCTTCGTTTACAATCTCATCAACTGCTTGAGCAAGCTCAGGTTGTGCTGCGACGTTTCTATATCTTGTTATGAGTTCTGATTCACTTTTAGCAGCACCTTCCATATCAAGAAGTGTGCTATAGAACCCGCCCATAGCATTGCCGACGGTAATCGCACCGTCGGTGTTAATAGGTTCGGCGAAGGAGACGGGTTGTTTTACGTCGTCCTCTTCGCCTTCTCTTTTGATTTCAAAGCCAAATATCTTCACAAGGTTATTCCTTCATTATATAAATTAAGTAGTGGGGATGCCGGTATTGCCTTCAACTCTCCACAAATCATACTGGAATGTAACATTAAATTCTTCGATTGAGTCAGTTTGCTGCCAATCCATCGCGATACCATCAATTGTAATTGGATACATGCCTTCGAAGATATAAGTACGTAGAGGGCTACCGTCTTTACTGAACTGAGTAATCTGTCCAGTTGATTTGTAGTCCTGTGGCAATGCTCTAGTATTTGAATCGTGCGAGTTGATTGCGTTAGACCAAGCTTCCATTGCGTTTCTGATAGCAAAGTCTTCATCGTTAATGACCGTGACTGTCCAATCCGCGAATACTCTATCACCTGCGTATTTAACTTGGCGTCCAAAGTATGGTACGACAAATTGGCCTACAACTGATTCCGGAATCCCAGCAGCTCGTACCATGAATGGTACTTTAATATCTGCTGCTGGAGAAATCGGGTTAGTGATTTGGCATTGGAAAAGCGTAGGACGTGCACCGCCACCGACGAGTTCTGATTTGAACTGGTTGATATTGAATGCCATTATCTTTTCTCCTTTTTAAATCTATTTATTACGTTAACTGACCAACAATCTCATCAAACTCGACACCTGTTCTTGTTGCTACAAATGTTAGTTCGATAACATTGATAGAACGCGCTGGTTTGATGAAGATGCTTGCGCGGAATTTGTTTTGGTCAATCACTTCAGGAGTGTTCACTCTCGAGTCAGAAATAACTCTAAAGTCGATAATACCTCTACGCCCTTGGATGTCACGTAAGAATGGATCGACAATATTTCTAAACTGAGTTTGCGTAAACTCATCATTTAGTTCGAACAAGAAGCTTTCAGCTGCAGTAGCAATAGACTTCTCAACCGCAATGAATAGACGACGTACGTTGATACGATCGAATGCTGATGCTTGACCAAGCATTGTTTTATCTCCGAAGAGCATAATGCCTGAACCAGCCTGAGCCATTACTGGGTTGATGTCTGCTGAGTAAAGCTGATCTCTTTGTGGTTTGCTTGGGTTAAATGCTAGTTTAATAACATTCTTAATCAAACCTTTACGGAAGCCCGCAGGTGATTCCCAAGTTTCTACACGAGATGCTAGACCTGCCATATCGCCACAAAGTGGTGTATAACGATATACGTCATTATACTTATCGTAACGATATTTATAACCAGAATCCATAAATGCGTATGAGCTGTTTTGAATCTTGTTTCTGTGTGCAATTACGTTTGTAAGCTTAGTATTTGTTTTAAGTTCATCAACCACTGCTTCTTTAGAAGGAGATACGTACATCACGCAGTCTTTTCTAGTTTCTACAACGTTTGACAGAATGTAGTTTGCTCTTTGGGCAGAGTCATCGCTCTTACCTACGATTACTGAGCTGATGTCAATCTCGTTTGCATTCTTAAGAGTATCTACTGCAAAACCATATGCAGCCAATGAGGCAGTTGACTCTGTCTGTGCATCTGTACCTACAGTACCAGTTGCTGCTTGACCTAGTCTTTCATATTTAGCAATGCTTGTAGATGCATCACCAATCGGCGCAGTATTAGCAACATCTACCCACTTTGAGAAGTTGTCGATAACTGTTTTGTAGTAGTTTGATGTACCCTGTGGAAGTGTAGCGCTTGTTGATGTTGAAACGTTTTCAAATCTTTCAAGAACTGTACCAGCAGTTCCTGTAATTCCGCCACCCGCATCCATTACTGCAATGTGTATATTACCTGTATCAGGAGCTTTACCAAATAGGTTTGCGTGCTTCCACTTTTTAACAAAGCTTACCTTGTTAAGGTTTTCTTCAGCAAGTGGATATCTATTGCTAAATGTAATTGTGTAGCGATAGTATTCTACAAAATCATCATCTGTAGCAGCTGGGTCGGTGTTTGCACCTGCATTTGTGATTGTTTCTTCTGTGAATGTAGCAACTTTCATTTCTGCATAACCTACAGAAGCATTACCCACTGTAAGAACATCACCGGCCGCAATAGCAGTGATCTGATCAGTGTTTGCAACCTCAATCACAACACTATTAGAGTTAAAGCTAAACTCTTGAGCGATTTGTGTATTTGAAGGTCTGTTTGCTGTAATATCACCCACGTCTGCAATATCTGTTTCATATCCAGTTGCGCTGACGTATGCAACTTCTAGGTTGTTACCTCGCTCACCAACATAGGCAGCTTGGAATGCACCGTAATTTGTTTGATCTACGATAATGTCATTGTTACCGTCGAGAACTATTTTTGTGTGATCCGCTTTAGTTGAACCATTATCTGCACGAACAACAAACAATGCATTTGAATATGAAAGAAAGTCTGCAGCAGCAAACCATGTTTCATAGTTATCGTCAGTAGGCGCTCCAAAGCGGTCTACTAGTTCATCTTCTGTTGTAATCAGAATTGGGTCGTTTACTGGGCCCCATTGGAAGACTCCAGTAATTGCCGCAGGTGGTGTTGCGATGGCTGGTACCGCCGCACTCGCATCCACTTCGCGAACAATAACGGAAGGACTTACGGAAAAAGCCATATTTTTCTCCTTTATGTATTTAGAAACGCGTTTTTGTTTTTTCGTATATCACTGTTTCTATTTATAAAAATGACTATTTGATTAAGAGCTCATAATCTGAGGCCGTCGTCATCCCACAAACCTGGTGTGCTATCACCATCATCAACAAATCCAAACGGTAACATTTCTTCTTCAATTTGCTCGTCTGTTTTTTCTCTAAGTTTGATTAAAGTATTTATGTCCGTTAAGTCTTTGAAATAAGGCTGTTCGGTCATCCATGCAAAAATAACTAGATTCATAACGAGGTCGTCGTGAAATCCAGGCTCTGCTTGGAATGTATTAGCTTTCTTAGAAAAACGGTTCAATTCTTGAATGGTATCATAATCTCTAATAATAAGTTGGTTTTGTTCGATCAGCATCTTGACCATTGAACAACCCGTTCCTTTTACAAGTTTTGTAGTTCTAATTCCATTATCGACCCGTTTACCGAATCCCCCAGTTAGAACTTTTCCGCTTCTTCCATTATTTGCGGTATAAAGCAAATTCTCATATCCGTAATCAAGTAAGAGGACATCAGACACTTGTTCTCCGATGTCATTTATTTCAATTAGAATTGCAGCTTCATTATAAAGCTTACCAATTCTAAACAAGACCGAAGCATAATCAATCGGTCCAATTAAGTTATCTCTAAAGACGCCTACTTGTTGATAAGGCATTTCTGTAGTATCTATAACATTAAATGTAGAATAGTCTAGCCCTTTTCCTCTTGCAACGTCAGCAGTGATAACATAGTTTCTACCTTCTTCAGGTCTTTTGTATTGTATGAATCCTTCGCTCTTCATAATAGGTTGCTCTGGATACATTTCTTTAAGTTTAGATCCTGAGATCAAAGTACCAGAAGAACCTAAAAATTCACAGCAATATTCTTGTTCAAATTTCTCTTGATCGTGGTCAAGTGATTCGATTGTTTCTTTACGCCATTTTTCATCTCGGCCAGGAACATCATGCCACATTACCTTAACGAATTCATAGCCGTTTGTGCCTTCTTCTGCACCTTTGCATGTTTTCCAAAAATGGTTCAAACCATTGGGTGTAGAGGTCATAAGAAGCTTTGTGGATTCACCAGATGAAATAGTTGGGTATACTGAAGCGAAAAACTCATCGTAACCCTCGATGAAAGCCACCTCATCTAGATATAGAAAGTTAACAGATTTACCACGAATTGCGCTAGAAGATGTAGTACCAGCAAGTACCTGACACCCATTTTCTAATGCAATATTGCCTTTGTTCCACTCTTCTATGCCCTGCTGTAGCCATTTAGGTAATGCTTCATAAGCTAACTTAACTCGTGCCATAACCTCTCTTGAGGCATCTCCTTTGTTTGCGAGAATGGCTACTGTTTTAAATTCATTAAACAAGATGTAATGAAGAATTACTGCGACAGCTGTTGTTGTTTTACCAGACTGACGAGCTGTAAGAACTGCAACTCTACGATTGTTAAAGATCTTGTCCGCAATCTCTTTTTGATAATCATACATTTCAAAAGGAACTAATCCTCTATCAACATGAACAATCTTAATATATTCTTTTGCAAAGTAAATAGGATCGTCTGCACACTTCATATACTCTTTGAGAAGCTCTGGTGTCCACTCAATCTGTTCTCCAACACGTTTTAGATTAGTGTTACCGAGGTAACCTTTCATCAACTCAAACATCGTTGTCGCCTTTAATCATTTTTAGAAGATCTGCCGTTGATACTATTAGATTGTTATTTGTAATGTTTGTTTCTTGCTGCTTAGGTGCATCTAATTCTTCTTTTGCGAACTTCTTCTTAGTTGAAATATCTGCAAAATCTTTGTTAGCGTCTAGCATAGTTTTCATTAATGTAGAAACAACTTCGAATGCTCTTGGCTGTTCTGATTGTTTTGCAATCTCAAGCATCTCTCTCATTGCTTCTTCACCAGTTGCCATAACACCTTGAATGTTTTGACGTACTTGCTCTAGATCACGAAGGTTCTCGTCATCGCCCTCACTAACAATCGCAGGAGGTGCTGGTTCTTCGATTATCGCAGGAGCGGTGATTTCTTCCTCTTTAATTTCTTTTAGAGGAGTTAACCCTAGGCTTTGAGCAATTCTATCATCTGACATTCTTTATTCCTCATAATCAACCACTACACTAATGACACCCCAGTCGTCGTCTTCTTCAATATCTTGATACCAAATAGTGTTGTTTGCTGGAGCGTCAACCGTAACTGATGGAACAGTAAGGTAACCCTTACCAGCATTTGTTATTGTAATACTACTTATATTTCCGTTAACATCGACAGCAGCAGTCGCTGTAGCAGTATTAGATGTTGGAGGATCTATAGTAATTACTGGATTCACATAAAACTTACCAGGATCAGTAACAGTTATGCTGTCAACCAAACCGTTGTTAATAGTAGCAGTTGCGGTAGCAGCATAATCACTTGGGTTTCCTGTTGCTGCACTGAATGATATGGCTGGAGCAGAACTATAATTAGATCCACCATTAGTAAGATTAATCGCCACAACTTCGCCCGCTATAACTTGAGCATTCGCGGTTGCTATATTTTTGTCAAAGTTGGATGTTAAAAAATCACCTGTTGATGCTACAGTCGGTATAGCAGTGTTAGGAGTGATAACAGTAATTTCGTTAAATGCTATATTATCTATAGAACCAATAAACCCATCTTTTACGCTAGTTCCAGCAATTGAAGTTACAGGATCGTCTGCTCCAACTCTAATAAGTTGGAAAGTTCTATTAATAGATCCGCCACCTGGACTTTGTAGATTGCTTACTGTTCCATTAACAGAAATTCTAGCCTGAACACCGACGTGTTCAATTCTTACAAAATTCCAATCATTGGGTACAAAACTAATGTTCAATGATATATTGTTAGGGCCGAAAGAGTAATAGACCGCTGTAGGGCTATACCACACTTTCCATCTATCACCCCATAGAATAACAGTATCTGCAGTAGGTGTTGCCGTTGGATAATACCAGAATTCAAGACTAAAACCATCTCCAGTACCTGTATCAATATCAGTTGCGGGATAACCTAGATCAGTTTTAGAAGTAACATTGTTGTGAGCCAATGCATCATCGCCGAACTTAAATACTGAAGAGTTAGATGGAGGTGGAGCAATAGTAACCGTTGGAGGCAAAGAATAATATCTACCGCCTTCAGTAAGCGTAATTGAATCAACAACCCCAGCCGTTACGTTAGCAGTAGCTTCTGGTAGCTGAGCAGGCCCATCTGGATTTGAAATAGAAACATTTGGAACGGTTGAATAATATCCACCACTATTAGTTAAGTCAATAGAAGTAATAAGCTCATTTGTAACTGTTGCAGATGCTGTTGCGGTTACGATAGAAGGAGGAGTGATTGTAACTCCCGGAACGTTATTAGCATCATAGCCTTCACCATCACTTACAACTGAAACGCTAGAAACTCCTCCGTTTGCAATTGATGCAATAGCGCTAGCAGTAGCCACTGGTTGTGTAACTGGATTTCCATCAGGACTCAAGCCTGGATATACTTGCACTTGTTCTTGAAACGCTGCATTTGTAGCAGTATCAGAAGATAGATTAGCTTCAACAAATTTAATAACTTTCTTCTCTTTGATTGGCCCAAAGTACCAACCTTTAAGAGTAAAAGAAAGAGTATGAAGAACAGATTGACGGGTTTCAAAGTCACCTTCATATAGTTCTTCTACTGTAATGCCATTTAGAACGACGGGAATATCAATTGGATCAATA